AATATTATTTTTCATTAACAATTGTTTTTATTTCCTTATAGTATGCATCGGTGTATTTAACTGATTTAATTTCCCAACTATCAACATCTTCTTTGGTAAATATCCAGTAATTGGCTGTTGTTGTGTCTGTACCATTATTGGGATTCATTAGTGGTTGTACAAACCAGTAATGTGTGATGTTTTTATTTTTTTCATGAGCGTCTTTATTCACTAATAAATCAGGTGCTCCATCTTTAATTGCCTTCACATCAATTCTCAGGTCTTCTCCGATAAAAATATCAGCACTTCCCACTGGTTTATTTGAAAGGATTTCACTATATCTAAAAGAAATATCGTTTTGAAACAAGAAATTCTGAACAGCTAATTCACCCTTAATTCCAAGGATGTTAACGAATTCACTTAAATCACCTCTTTTATATTTGGGGTTTTTCAGATTTAACTCCACATTATATAAATCACGGAGTTTACCCATATAAATAGACACAACATTTATATAATCAGGATATTTGATTACACCAAATTTATTGAATTTCATATTATCTACAGTTTAATGCAACTGCAAACTTAATGATTTAAAACCGGAAAGACAAGGATTTTTAAGTTTTAAACAGCTTAAGTGCCGAGTCGTAATCGGTCTTGGCTCTGATTAGTGGAAACGGAATTCGAATTAATGCGTTATCCGGTATATCAAATTCTGTAAGATAGATATTATTTGCATATAAAATCAGGAAATCATAAAAAGGATTTCCATAATATTTCATGCTTAATTTATCTAATCTACTGAAATTCGTGTTCCAGTACTCATACTTATCGCTCACACTAATACTTATGTTGATAAATGGCATCATATTGATTGTACCATTATCATTTTTTAGTGGCTGATATCTATCGTAATCTTTATATGGCATTATTTATCTCCTTCTCTTAATTTATATGGTTCTGTTTGTAAATACGCAGCAGTTAATGTATCACTTTTTTTAGTTAGAATACCCTTAATATAACTAGCTTGTTTACTTGCTTCTTCTGCTGGTCTATTATACAGACCCTTATCTGTGAAATTTGAATTCGCATAATAATTGAACGTAGTTGCGTTCTGAAGTGCATCAATTGGTCCCTTAAGTGATTGACCACCTATTAACTTCATCTGTAACGTTACCTTGGCAATCATGGGTTGCATACCAAAACCTTCCGGGTTCATATCCCAAGTCGTATCATTATAGTCGATAGTAACGTTTTCAATAACTACTTTCGTGTGGAAGAAATCACCAACCCTTAAAATACAAATCGGTTGTTTTCCGAAAACACTGTTTCTTGCTCTAAGTGTTCCATATTGGTCCGCTTTCATGTCGTAACGCTTCGCAGAACCCTGTCTGGTACATTGTTGTAAGAAAGTCAGTCTTCGATGGAAATCTTCGGGTGTTTGACTATGAAATAACGGATAATATTTATCACCACTTATTGATTCAAAACCCTCTAAAATTGCTCTATCTCTTTGATTTAAAACATTATCATTCACAACATTAAGTTGTTTTGCTGTTTTAATTTTTAATTCCAATACCTGAATTTGTCTCTGAATTTCAGCAAGGTCATCTTTTTGTTTCTGATTTGTATCTTGTACTTTATTTTCAACACCTTTAGTACTTCTTTCAATCGCTATTGTTGCACTTCTTTCTTCTTTAACGCTTTTTTCATGCATATTAACTGACAAAGCACCAGCATCACTATTACCCGCACTACCAGTACTAGTCACTTCTATTATTTCGATGTCACTAACATTTAAATCGGGAAACATTGCCGTTAATCTGCTTCGAATCAGTTTTGCTGCTGCTCGAACACGTCTGTTACCAAGTGCTTCGTTATAGGCTTTCTCGTTAGCACTTAAATATAGTTTCGATGCCTCACCAGTAATGGTAATTTTATAATATTTTCTATTATCGGGATTACTATAGATATCAAATAAATCCTTATTTAAAGTACTAAAACCTATTTGGTCAATAGTACCTACAGAATTATATTGGTCTGAAATACCAGTTAATCCGAATCCGGTAATTACAGAAGTTCCAGTAAGACCTGTTCTAAAGTATATATTACCATTTAATCCAAAACCATTTCCATCCTGTGCTGATTCCAAACCAGTAATAATTTCGTAATGATTTGGATTATCATACATGGTTTGGATAATCGTATCGACTTCGCTTTCAGTTGGTCTGTCATTTTGGAAGAAAATAGTAACAGGTTTTCTTTTTATTGGTGCAGGTTCTGCTTGGTCAACCGGACCTTCGATTTCCGGTTTTTGATTTTCAAGGTCTTGGATTTGTTTTTCCCAGATATCAATATTTGCTGCATCAGGTAATGCCTCACCACCAAATGCGAAGAAGTCCGCAATCACTTTATTTCTATCCTCACCCCTTAAATATTTATTTCTTAGTTGTTCAGGATAATCAATAAGTAAGGTAAAAGCAAGAACAGCCGTTCTTTCTGAATTCATGTAGTTATACATTGGTTCATTTCTACCAACCATAACAGTTGACTCGTATTTAGCTATTGCTACTTCATTAATTTGTATATCATATGGTGGGAACCACATCTGTCGTCCACCAAACTGACCAACTTCACTTAATGGAATGGCTGTTGCATATTCATCATCAATAACACCATATGTTTCTCTTTTAATTGTACCAATAGCAAGATTTTCGATACTAAACATCAGGTTCTTGTTATCAAGTACACCATTTTGCATAGTTGGGTGAATTCTAGGTAAAACTGTTTTATTAACCACAGATTCCGTTGGACCTTTATACACATAATTACCTTTAAATCTAATTGACTTAGTAAAATTATCATATGGGTCTAAAACCGTGTGTTGTCTCACTCCGGTCTTATTAGCGTTTAGACTTGCTCTTGAATACGTGGTATTATTTCCTCTCCAAAGTGGAGAACCGTTGAACCCAACATAATTATCACCGTCTTTAAATACTTTTCTTGTTATGTCAACAAAGTTACCTTCACTTGCATTTAATAGATTTCTAGTATATTCCAATAATCCGGTTTTTATATTTAATTCACTAAATATTTGATTATCAGGATTGTCATTCATTGAATCGTCATCACCACGCAGATTACTAATATATGTTGTTGCTTCAGTACCCAGACCATCTCTACCCCAAACCAACCTCTTATCACTATTATCTTCAGTAAATATTGATTTTAAACCAACCTGATTATCGATTTCAGTTCTATCAGCATCTGGTTTCACGACATCACCAAAATTATCTTTAATATATTGATAATATGGGGCGTATTCCTGAACAGTTCCACCACTCCCAAGATAACTCGACACCATATTTGCATTTGCATTCGCTATTGCAGTTGTTGGGTTGATAGTTAACGGTCTTCTAAAATATGGACTCTCTCGGTAATCCATGAAATTAAAGAATGTTCTACCGTTTGCAATTACAGTATTATTTGATGATAATAATGGAACACCAACCTCTTCACTATGCTCACGCAACACGGTAGTATAATTATCATTTCGTTCCGGGTTAATGGGTTTATATGGATTCATATTAACTGCCTGAAAGAAACGTGTTAATTGTGCTTGACCAGTATTTTTTATATAATCTCCGGGTGTCGGGTTTTTTGTAAACGGATTGGCATCACCAAATACATCATATGTTTCGATTCCCAGATATTTATTAGCAAATCCACCAATCTTTTCTAAAAAAGTTTTGTCGGCACTATCTTTTACAGTAACGGTCCAATCCTTATTTCTCTTAAAAATACCTTTCAAATTACCTTTAAGTGCCTGAGATATATCAATACTTGGGAGAAATTCGGTTGCTAAATTACTTGCCGAATTATACGCCATTTGTTTACCCAACATAACCAAACCTATTCTTGCAAGTGCTGACTGGTCACTTCCAAAAGCATCAATTGTGTTGAATACAATATTTGCACTGGTGTTAAGACGGTTGTATTGAGGAATAACGTTTAATATCGTTGATATACTACTGGCAACATTACTTTCATTATTTTTTGAAAATAAACTCGTGTTTTCATACTCATTATAAGCATTATATAAATTACGAGCAGATATCATACTTCGATATTCTTCAATGGGAATATACCCACCTTTATAATAGATGTCACCGGATGATAATCTTGAAGGTTCGTCAGCCATTAATAACTTTTTTTAATAAATACTTGCAGATTAATTTTGAAATACCTATTTTTACCTTGGGAAAATACGGACAATCCCCAAAAACGTGATAATATTCTTTTATATCAAAACATTATTGGGTTATGAATAGCAAGTTTATTGAATTTCTCTATTTAATTAGAATATTAGATAGTCTATTTTATTTCGTCAGAAATAAACATAACTATCCCATAATGTCGAGATTTTTCTTAGATTCGCAGAAGTTAAGAACCAAACTTGTGACTTTGTTGATTGATTCGCAGAAGCGATAAAGAGTTTGTGAACTTGAGAAAAAACTTTTCAAAGTTACAAAAAATAAATGACAATTCCTAGTATTTTTCAGAAATCAGATAAAAAAAAATTATCTTCCCTTTCCAATTCTTAGACTTTCTTGCATTTGGATTGCAATTTCTGGGTCATATATTTTACGCATGAATGTTGTTTTATCGATATCTAGTGTAATATCGTTATGTAGCATAACATTACCCTTTGCAAATTCGACTTGAAGTGGTTTTCTCAATAGTCTTGCAAGGTCTGCAAGCATTCCACCACCTTTGGTATTCATATTCGATATACTTTCAACGGCATTTTGAACCGCAATAAAATCATCTCTACTACCGGACATAACTGTTTGAATATTTTGAAATGCTGCACCTACTTTTACGAGGTCATCAGCATGTTTTCCGATTTTACTAATAGCAAAACCCAGACCTATTGCAGCAGGGAGGGCAATTGTTGCTGTTGTTAGGACTGCCATCATTCCCGCTAAACCCGCAGTAACTTCACCAATATTTTCAACACCTTTTATTGAATCAAATAATGTGGCGAATCCTTTTGCCATGAATCCAATTCCACCAGCAGCAATACCAATAGCACCACCCATCATTAATAAAGCAGCACCTAAAGCCAAAAGTGGAATTGCTGCTGGTGCTGCTACCGCAGCTACAATACCAATACCAATTGCTGCAAGTGGAAATGTAACAGCTAATGTCATAGCGATACTTTTTAGAATTTCTGCTTGTTCTGGTGTTAATTTACTCATTGAATCAGCAAGTTTAGATATTCCGACAGCAGCTAATCCAACACCTGCACCCATACCGACAGCAGCAGCACCAATAGCACCACCAGTAGCCAGACTTTTCATTCCTTTTGCTTTATGGAGTCCAGCAGCACCTTTACGAATTTGACCAGTTCCGGTGTAATCCGCTCCACGCCCAATTATAGCACCACCAGCACTCTTTCCAGCAGCAGAACCCTTTCCACCTAACATACCACCTAAGAAACCTTTTCCACCACCTTCAGCAATCCATTTTGTTCCTAATCTACCTAATCCACTGGTGACACCTTTCCATAAAAGTCCAGCACTCATTAATGCAGCAGCAGCCGTAACAGCACCACCCCATCCTTTAGCAGCAAAATTAGCGATTGGTTTCATGAATTTATCAAGCATCCAATTAACTCCTTTTAATAATGGAAGTAATGCCGATTTTAGAATTTCGATGGTTGCTTTGAATGTTTCATCGAATGTCATAGCCTCAGTTGCACGGTCTTTCAATAAAAGTTGTTCTGTTTTAAATGCCTTGGCTTGGTCTTTTGTTAATTCACCTATATTTAACATGGTTTCACCAAGTTGGACTTGGAATTTTCCTGCTTTCTGGTCCCATAGCGCAGCACCTTCAATAACTTCTTTTTGTTCAGCACTTAATCCCAGACCACTCATTTGTTGACGCATTTTCTGTACTTCAGCCTGTCTTTCAGCAATTACTACCATCGAACCCGCTTCCATATTCAATGATTTCTCAACAGCAAACATTCTATCACGGTCAGCAGGACTGATGAATTTTTCCATAACACCTTCTGAATTTTTTCTGAAGGTCACAAGACCTTTAGTCATATCAGCAAGTTTTTCCTGCATTTTTGCCGGGTCATTACGACCAAGATATAAGAGTTCAAAAGGGTCGGTTTTAGCAAATTCACCACCCATAACTTGTAATTGTGCTGATAAGTCAATTGCACCTTCAAGAGTACGTGCAACATCAGCAGCATTCAGTGCATCTCCGATATCAATTTTAAATTTTTCGGCATACATTGCCATTTGAGCAAAACCCTTAACACCTTGTTGGAAAGTATATGTGTTTAATTTTTTGAAATTATCGTTAACATTTTTCAGAACCTTCGTAGTATTAACACCCATTCTTTCGCTAGTATCCACGACACCTTGAACATAATCTACCATTCCTTTAGCACTATACCCCATTAGTTCGAATTGTGCTCCGAGTCTGGTTGCTTCAGCAATTCCGAGACCAGTACCTTTACCAATATCGGTAATGTCTTGAACCATCTCTGCCGTCATAACACGAGCACGACCAGTTTCATCAGCATAACCCTGCATTACACCTTGAATGTCACCAATAGTTCCACCTAATCTTAAAACGTATTTCGAAGATTTTTCAAAAGCGTCACGCATCATGACGGCTTTATTTCCACTCATACCGAGATTAAGATTAGTAGTTTTTATAATCTTATCTTGCTCTTGTAGATATTTCCAACCAATTTTTAATTGAGCACCTAATTCTTTGGCGAGATTGACTTGTCTCGTTCTCCTTTTAATACCTTCATCAAGTTGTTTATTAAGGTCTTTTTCGGTTTTAACTAGTTGTTGCTGTTCGACTTGAAGTTTCTCGATTTGTGCAATATTATCAATACCTTTGTCGAGTTGTTCTTTTTTTAAATCAGTGATGACTTTTTCGTAGTTACTAATCTTTTCACCAAGAAGTGCTCTTTCTCTATCGACATCATTAGTCGATTTAGCCAAATCAAGCTGTTTCTGAATTGAATCGTTTAAAAGTTTAAGATTTTTTATTCTATCTGCTGAGTCACCAGTTGCCATTTTTATTTCCGTGTTTTATATAAATACAAAAGACCGAGTTTTTTACTGTCCCGGTCTAAAGTTATTTTTGTTTCGTGCCTTCTCATGCATTTTCTCAATCTCATCATTCTCTTTTTCTAAGAGAAATAAGAAATGTCGTCTACGATATATTGGTAATTTTTCTACATAATCTGCTTGAAACTTAGCGTGTTTGGTCAGGATGTAGATTTCCTCATCGACCATTTTTTTGTACTCACCCGCTAAGTGTTTGGGAAAAAAAAATCTATCCCTATACTTAAATCAGCTTTAAATTTATAACCATCTTTGGTCTGGAATTCATAAGCCATATCAACATCAGGACTTACTTCCAGAACTTTTCTACGAATAGTTAAGGCATCCATTGCTGGCATCGCATCAACGAATTTACTAATATATGTTCTATCGGTTTTCTCACCAATACTGACGATATGTGATTTTAATTTAAGTGTACTGTATTCACTAAATTCTTCACCACTAGCATCTTTAAAGGCTTCGGCTTTTTTAAATAAAATGTTTTCTTCACCACTGGTCAGTAGTTTAAATTTAACAGTTTTCTTACGCATTGGTAATTCAACACTGAAAAACCCATTCTCATCAGGTTCTTGACTGACTTTCTTATATTTCAATTTATTTAAATCAACCTTTGTTTTAAATAAAATATTTGTTCTTGGGTCCGGTACTTGTACTGCATAATCAGAACCATAACTTGAACTACGAAGGAATAAAATAATAGCACTTCGGTCACCAACCAATAAATCGTTGGCATTAACACCGGGAGTTTTAATTTTTCTTCTTAACAACACATCGATTACCGTACCATTTTCAATTAAAGATGGTGTGGTTAGAATATCTTCATCTTTCGATGTCATATATTCAACACTAAGTTCTTTAAGCCCGTTTTTATAAAACTTACCTTTTGATGGTAATTTGATGATTTCATATGAAGTCATTAAATCTGGGTCGGTTTCCTGTGACATTGCTGCTTGATAATCATGAGGATTAAAACTACTAGCTGCTGGTACTGCATCAGTCATTACCTGTTGTGGTGATGGAGGTGCTAATGGAGTTTTTTCAGTACCGTGTATTTTTTTGTATTCATTTAATACGTCTCCAATCGGTCTTTTCTCAGGGACTTGTTCTTGATTCTGGTTTTCCATGAATTTATAATTTTTTATACTTTTTTAATAAATACTCGAAAAAAAATTTTTTGACATTCAAGATTTTTAATTAAAACTCGTATTACCATATATAAGAATAATTGTTATTATGGAAGAAGAATATAAATTAATTGTGGTATATGCCGGGGTGCAAGGTATTCGAAGTGAAGATATTGAGGAATTCGTACATAGGCTATCAAAAAGAATCGCACCAACCAGTATAAAAGGTGAGATAATTATGATTCCAACACAATCACCGGATACGAGGATTGAATGTATTAATCCAAAATATATCACAGATGCTGAATTACTTAATGAGCATACTGAGATGATGAAAAAATTAAGAGAACATCTCCAAAATCAGTTGGAGCAAATAAAAGAAGAAAATAATGGGTAAATTAAAAGTTGGGATAGATATAAATGAGGTTCTAAGAGCTAGATGGGCAGCATTTGATAGATTCTATCTTGAAGAATTTGGTGAAGAGAATATGCCAGAAGAAGCAGTTCCATATATATATGATTTCTGGAAAAAGTATAGTTGGAAAGACACTGTAGAAGAAGTTAAGGAAATGCGTGAACCCGAAGAAACGCCAGACACAATCAATCCAATAGATTATCAGGTTGATGAAAACGGGGAAGCACCTGCCGATTTTATGTTGTTCAAACCAGCAGAAAAAGTAACACTAACAGCAAGAGAAGTTTATAATAGATTCATGTATGAAGATTATCTGTTTGAAATCCACGGAGCAGCACCAAAACTCTATCCCCAATTGGATTTAGACGTAAATAATTTCTTACAAAAGTATGAAGACACCGTAGATTTTACAGTAATATCTATTGAAAACCGTTTCAGTATCCCACCAACTCTTTTCTTCCTAAGTAAGATTTCAAGTAGATTTAGAGACTATAAATTTCTCGATAATTCAGTTGATATGTGGAAACACGTGGATGTCCTAATTACCACAGACCCTGAAATCATAAAACTTGGTGCGCCTTGGGGTAAAAAATTAATTAAATTAAAACGACCATACAACGTAGATTTAAAAGAAGGTACGCTGGATGCACTACAAGTTGTTGATTTAATCGAAAATAAAGATTTTCAAAAAATAATTAAATATAAAAGTAAATAAAATGAGCGAAGAATTACAGAAGTCAGCCGAACAAGCTGAATTAGAAAAGATTGAGAAAATTAAAGTATCTCTCAATAAAATCGCAACCAAAAAATCAAAATTTCTATTTGCAGTACCGGAATCAATGAGTCCTGTTGCAAGTGTATATGAAATATATTTCCATGCAAGTGTTGCAAAAAATATGGGATTTGAAGTTATTATGATGGTTGAAAAGGGCGATTATGTCGTACCAGCTTGGATTGAAAAAGAACTTACTAACCATCCACACATGCCAATGGCAGACCCAAAACTAATGGTTGGTCCCGAAGATGTTATGGTTATTCCTGAAGTTTTCACAAATGTAATGGAGCAGACAAAAAATCTACCATGTGTAAGGGTTGGATTATTACAATCTGTTGATTACATGATGAACTCACTGATACCGGGAACCGATTGGGCAGCATTTGGTGTTAATGACATCATTACTACCTCAGAAACTCTTAAAACATGGGTGGAAACCTTTCATGGTGAGGGTAAATATAATATCATGGTCTATAATGTTGGTATTCCAGATTATTTCGAAAAATCTACTCTACCACAAAAACCAATAATTTCGGTTATTGGTAGAAATGCTAACGAGATTTCGAAATTCGTAAAACTGTTTTTCAGTAAATATCCTCAATATAGCTGGATAACTTTTGACCCAATGGTAACAAAAAGTAAACCACCACAACCAATGAGACGTGTTGATTTCGCTAAGAGGTTGAAAGAGAATTTTGCTGCAATCTGGATTGATAGAATTGCGTCTTTTGGTACTTTCCCACTGGAATGTATGAAATCAGGCACAATTCCTATTTGTTTGAAACCCGATATCATGCCAGAATACATGGTCGAAAGAGATGAAAACGGCAAGATTGATAAAGTTGTTGATGGTGGTGGAGTTTGGACTGAAAATTACTACGACCTTCCATTATTGGCTGGTGAAGTATTAGTTAAGTTCCTAGATGATGGAATTAAAGATGAGCTTTATGAAAACATGGATAAGATTGTAGTTAAATACAATCAAAAAGACAGTGAAATTAGATTAACTGAAATCTATGAAACTGTTCTTAAAGCCAGAACGGAATTACTTACCAAAGCCGTTACTCCCGAACCGCCACCTGTCGAAGTATTTAATCCACCGCCAGTATTGTAAAAATAATAAGAAATTTTAAAGAAAAATATAAAATGAATATATCAGTAATCATACCAATACACGAATATAATGACGAGTTGTCTGTATTGGTTACCAGAGCAGTTGAGAGTGTCGAGAAACAAGAATTACCACTTATCGTTGTTGATGAACAGGAAGTTCCCGATTCATTAACACCAATAGTTCTTGTATATCCAACAGAACTTGACGAAAGTATGATTGGGTTGCGAGACTCAATGATTCGTAAACATGAAAGTCTCACTCACGAGAACTTCGTTTTAATTAAAAATGATGGTGATACGAGTTATCAGTCGCAAGTCAATCTTGGTGTCAAATCAGTAACTACCGATTATTTTTCGGTACTTGAATTCGATGATGAATACTCTGACACATATATTAAAAGAGCCACCGAATATGTTAAAGTCTATCCAGAAATCGATGTGTTTCTCACAATGATGATTGAGGTAAACGCTGCGAATGAAGGAATTAAGTTGACAAATGAAACGGTTTGGGCGCAACAATTTGTTGGCGAGAACGGAGAAATGGGTTATCTAAATGCTAACGCATTGAAACAATATACCGATTTTAAATTAAGTGGTGCTGTTATTAAGAAATCTGATTTCCAGAATCTTGGTGGATATAAAGTCAATATTAAGTTGACTTTTATGTATGAGTTTCTGCTCAGAGCATTAAATAATGCATCAAAAATCTTTAGCATTCCAAAAATTGGTTACAAACACCTTGCAACACGTGAAGGTAGCTTATTCGATAATTATGGGAAAACAATGTCTGTCGATGAGAGAAAATTCTGGTTTGAAACAGCGACTAAGGAATCAAATTTTACTAACGATAGACCAATCGACCTAAGTAAAATGCAAAAAGTTGTTGTAAAATAACTGTATTGTTAACAATATAATAATGGCAGTTAAATCAACCACACTTTATTTCGCTGAAAGGGAAGAACAGGCAGTTTTAGATTATATTCATTCTGATTCGCTGGAAGAAAAAAATAAACTCTATAACGAAATCCTGATTGAACCTTTTCGAAAAATGATACAGTCTATTTTAAGACGATATCCAATCCATATTGGAAATTATAATATGGAAGAAGTCGAAACCAACGCACTTGCTCATTTAATTGACCATATGGTTAAATATAAACCATTTATAATTGAACGTAAAGGTGAGAATCCCCCTACTGAAAAATGGACTAAATTGGGTGATGCCTATAGGTTCATTCATATCGAAAACGCCTATGAAAAATTGGCTAATATGATTGAAAGTGAAGATGGATGTAAATATAGAATCTTTAACTCCAAAGCATTTAGTTATTGTCAGACAATTATTAGAAATTTCTATAAAGACCATAGTAAAAAGAGTTATACTGAAAAGAAAATTAATTTGAGTTTTGATGATTACGTTGATGAAATCAATGAAAACATCGAATACACATATGAGATGGAAAATGAGGAACAGCAAAAACTCGAAATGTTAATTCAAAGCGTTATTGAAAAAATTGAAGACCGGATAGATAATGACCCGATAATTAAAAAGAATGAAATTATTGTTGGTGATGCGATTGCAAACGTGTTGAAGAACTGGCAGGTCTTGTTTATGGAAGACAGTCCAGAAGGAAAGTATAATAAAAGAGTGACAAATAAATTCGCTAAAAATAAAATTCTATTGTACCTGAAAGAACAAACTGGTCTGAGCACCAAAGAAATACGAATCGGTATTAAACCATTCAAAGAAATTTATTTTCTGGAGAAAATGGATTACATGGAAGATTAATGGAAAAGTTTTTAATTAAGAATAAGGAAAACATCGAGAAGCTAGATAAATACATCGATGAACACCGGGATGATATCAGAATGATGATAGTGTCACCTGAAATATTTGCTGCTTTTCGAGAATATTATGAACATACCGACTACGAAGAAAAGAATGAATTTCAAGAAGAACGAATGAAATATCGGGGAGTAAGAATGGTTCGGGATGTCTATTCACCAGCATTAGCACTATATTTCGTTAGAAAGTCTGAACACATTAAATTTAACATACCATGTATTTGTGGGGTTTATCAGGATGAGGGACATGAATTAAAATAATTATGAAAGAATATTGGACACCAGAAGTTGAAGAAAAACTTGCAGAATATGTTACTACCGAAGATATCGTTGAAAAGAATGAAATTTTTGATAATCATCTTTTTATTCCGTTTAGAAAACTTATTGACGCTATTCTTGAACGATATCGCCTTCATTTTGTCGATGATGACGTGAGGCTTGCAATATTAAGTCACTTAGTACTGAATGTGGGTAGGTTTAAGCCTGACACTGTGTATCCAAGTGGTAAGAAGGCAACTGGTAAGTCATATTGTATTGTTTTAATTAGGAGTTGGATGGCTGATTGGAAACTTAAATATGCTCGTCAACGAAAAAATATTAGTTTTGATGACTGGTATAAAGACAATCCAGAAATATAATAACCCGTATTTATATGTACTAAAACTATAATTATGCTAAGACAATAGTAAATAACCGAAAAAGAATAAAATTAAACACTTATGTGTCCACGTCCTAAGAGAAAACAGTTAAAATTCGATGAAGAAAGTGTAAATAAACTTCTTCAGGAAATATATGATGAAAGTCATAATATCAAAGCAAAAATTATCCGATTATATAATAAATGGGAAGTCAAAGTTAAAGAACCCGGTGAGGTTCAGGCAATAGGTGGTGAAATCATTAAATTGATTGCTGCCGAAGCCAAAAACCAAGAGCAGAAAATTATGATTCTCAAGTATTTAAAAGAGGTTGTCTTTGATAAGAAAGATGGTGCTGTTTTTGGTAAGACCGAAGCACAAGAAAAGGGTGAGTTGACAAGTGAAAGACAAAGCGAATTACTGGATATCGTTGCCAGAGGCACAGGTGTTAGTAATGAAGAATTAGAAAATGAATAATGAGTTTAGCTGACGACAAAAGAAATGTTTTTACTACAATTGGTTCCTATACTTCCTTAATTCAAGAAAGTAAGAAGCCATTGCAGACAGATTTATTCCCGTCAATCAATAATAAAAAGGACATCGTGCCCTTTTTACTTGACGTAATGAAAACTGTTGCTGGAACCGATGCATTGAAAGAGACTATTGGTGGTATGTTTACGGACCTAATCGATAATGTGGAGCCACAATTAAAGGATGTGTTGAAAAAACAATTCATTCAGTCAAATGCCGACAATTTATTGCCTACAACCGGAAGCAATTTCAAGGATAACGGTATTACGTTACCAGTAAAAGACATAGATGTTGGTGGAAAGTTAAAAGTTAACCCCGCTACTGACCAAGGCAGTTTATTGTATGAAAAAGTAACACCAAACTTTGACCAAAGTGCTTATAATGCTATTTTAAATGAAGGTAGTGACGTGAATTTCAGTGTGTTTACGTTAAAATATAACGGCACAACCGATGAAATGCAAATAAGACCCACGACTGCTGCTAAATCTTTAAAAATTGGGGATTTCTTTACACAATATATTGATGATGCCGTACTTATTGATAAAAAAGAAATTACGACAAAAGTAATGGATGCGTTTTATGGTACACTTGCAAAAAAACAAAATAAAACCGTAGAACAAAACCACGAAGAACTAGAAGTTAGTTTACAACTTGAACAAGTACTTAATAATGATGATAGTTTTGAGATTCCTCCAGAGGATTTAGATGAGTTACTTAAAAAAGCACGTGAATTAACTGCTGGTATCGTGACATATGACTTGGGTTGTGGATTAATAGCACCAGAACTTCAGTTCGGTGACTTAGATAATATGATTCAAAATGTATCAGGTTCAACGGACCCATTTTTTGTTGCTAACCAATTCGAAGCAACTATTGATGAAAGTACTAATGGTGACCCGACATTAGAAGATGCGACTAAAGAAAATAAGGAAACAATTAAAGACGGTTTTTTTCAGAAAATCATCAATGCCCTCACAATTAAAATGTTGGAAGCCGTGACAACTGCACCACAAGTACGAGTATTATTGGGTATGATGAGTTCGTTACAAAATAATGGTGAGGTTAAAATTAATAAGGCAAGTGAAGACATGAAATACTTCAAAACCTGTATTAAGTGTATGGCAAAGGAAATAATGAGGCTGATTGCTGAATTCATTTTCGCATTAGCTGTTGCTTATTTAATAAAATTACTGAAACCAGTAATTATAAGAGTACTTAAAGAAAAAATAAACCAGTATACTGGTATTATAACAAGCCTAACGGGTGCGTTAGGGAAAGTTACAAATGTAATAACATAAAAATCATGATAGTAGACCAAAAATTAAACAAAAAATTCCTTGGCGTTTATCTAATAGATGGAGCGACTGACGGTACACAACTTGCTACAACTTCAAAACCTAACGGTTTTAGAAGAGTATGTACAAGATTATTCTTGGGTTGGGAATGGATTAGTATTAAAAAACTAAAGAGCCTAAATTAATATGGCAGCGATTGATTTCAATAGTATCGATGCAATTATTGGGGGATTCGATAAAATATTGAACCTCTCATCAGTTGGTGGTCCACCACCCGTACCCACACCACTTATGTTAATAGGTGTGCCCCTACGTGCTGGGTTGTCACCAACAAAAATAGCATCACGTATTATTGCGAGAAAATCTGAAGCTGGATTACCTGTTGGTGCGCTGCCTTCGGGAGCAATTAGTCCCGATGAAATAATGGAAAGAATCAGAATTGAAGAAATTGTTAAAGCACTTCAACAAGATGCACTTATTTCTGTGGCAATTCCACCGGGAATCACGTTGACAGCAGCAGGTATTTCACCAACTGGACCCGTTTCGGTATTCGGGTCAACAATAACATTTTCAAAAGGTTATGGGGTAATACAATAATGGAAAATTTAAGTGGATATACACCAACACAGTTACTTAAAATAAGTAATGATATCTGTGTGAAACATGAAGCCTTGAAAAAGGAAATTATTGCCGATACCTATAAATTGGAGGAACTTGAAATAAATCTTAACGAAAAGGCACGACAGTTGGAAGAACTTGAAAAAAATTACGTGGAAATCATTGAAAAAATAAGTACATAATGCCATACGATAAGCCAATCATACAAACCAGCAATCCTAATAAAAAGGAACATGCCAACATTCAAAGAAACAGAACCATTTTCTACGGTGAGGTTATAAGCATTGTTGATGAAACCGATGGTGGTATAATTAAAGTTAGAATTCCTGAACTCGATAACAGAACAGGAGATAGTGATTTACCGGATTGCTACCCTTTACAACCCAAATTTTTCCATCTATATCCACAGGCTGGGGAAATGGTTAGGATTTTTGTTGAAGACAATAAATTTCCAGAAAGAAGTCGTTTCTGGTTAGGTCCAATTATCTCACAACCACAAAAAATCGGATTCGATTCGAGATTCAGTGCGCTTTCGACAACCAATCTCGGTTTAACTAAACCCCAGAAAGCACCTACAACATATCCCGATGCTGTTGGCGTGTTTCCAACAAAAGAAGATGTGGCGATTATTGGTAAAGTTAATGCTGATATCATACTCAAAGTAAATGAACTGCATCTCAGAGCAGGAAAACACGAAGATGGTGATATATTAAGTCTCAATGTAAAGAATCCTGCACATATAGGATTAGTTTATGAGCCACTTGAAGGTAATAATGATGATTTTTACAGTAATACCATTATTCAAAGTGATAAGATTGCCCTGATTACACATGAAGGTAATCCCAAGTTTAAAGCTGCTAGAATGACTCCAGAGGATAGAGTGAGGGTATTTGCCGAAGGACACCCATTAGCCCGTGCAGATGTCTTAATTGAAGCCCTAGAGGTCATTAGAATTGCATTACTAAACCACATTCATCCATATCCGGGTTTAGCAGCAGATAGAGCAGCCATAATTAAAAAACTCGAAGAAATACAATTCGAAGCCATTCTACAGAAAAACGTTGTCACGAACTAAAATTTTTGTATATTTGCTGCAATGAACATCGAGGTTCCCAATAAATTTTTCACTTCATTTAACGAAGTCACGTTTCATGATGAACCACATAAATATTATGTGGATGGTAAAGAATTGGTGAGTGTTACTACATTAATCCATCGATATCAGGAAGAATTTGACGAAGATTATTGGTCAGATTATAAAGCCAATGAATACACTCTTACTCAGAGAGAAGTGTTGCGTGCTTGGGAATTTATAAACAAAAAGGGCACAATGAAAGGTTCGGCAATCCATGACTACGCAGAAAGATTGTTTTTAAATAAAATATTCCCCTATCCGAAACAACAGATTCTTGACGAATTCGGATTTGACCCGGTTTTACCGGAATACGAGATAACGAAAAAACATGTTGATAATTTCTATAACGATATTCAAGGAAAACTCATTCCGATACGAACAGAGATGATAATATACGATAGAGAGTCATTAATTGGTGGAATGCTCGATATCCTATTTTATAACGTAAAAATGAAACAGTTCCAAATTTGGGACTGGAAAACCAACAAGAAATTCGATAAGGAAATGAAGTCCCGACATTTTCATGATGAATTATTTATGTTGGAAGACAGTGATTTGGAAATTTATTCGCTTCAACTTGCCATGTATAAAATGATTATTGAGAAAAATACTGGTATAAAACTAGGAAAATCATATATTGTTTGGTTCAGTCATAATAACGAGAATTATGAAATAATTGAGACCAAAGACAGAAGTTATTACACCAACATTATGATGAACAACAGAATCGCAGAATTAGCTGCATAGAAATCCCAACATTAACACCTAATTTAGTGGTTAATGTTAGTAAAAACCAACAAAGATGACAGAAGATAATAAGATTAGATGCGTTCAAAAAAAGATGGAAGTATCAAAGGAAAATGGTGAAATTTCAGATTTTACAATTAAAGTTGAAGATGGAATTATAAACGTCTACGTGTTCCCAAAAACATCTCTTCAATACATCGTGTGTGATTTCGTAGTGACCCCCACTGGCTGCACCTTCCAATAAAAAAAGCCACCCGAAACGGATGGCTTTAGATTTAGTAGTGTGTGTATCTTATAGGTTAAGGATACATCTCCAAGGTTGAATTTCTAGTGTAATGTTTGTCAGTTCATCATTTGTATAATCGTTATCACCAAAGTCAATACTTACGATTTGACATTGCTCCAAGAACCATTTTTCAACCTCAACACCTGTTGGGTCTAATGATTTAAGTGTAATGTCTTTTTTATAACCTGCTGCGTATCCCATACGTCCTGTAAGAGATTCAGCATGTAAACGAACCCACTCCATAAGTTGCTGTGAAGTAGACGGACCAATTGGGTCTAGGAATGTCACTGACATCGAATCCCAAGTATATCTACCAGCAACATAGTTTTGTTCGTTCATGTACATAATTGGGACACTATTGATTTTCATCGAAGGTCTTTTGAACTTCTGAACTTTCCAAACCTGAATTCCTAATGAGTCGTCAAATACGGCAAAGAATCTATTGACTCTTTTTGGTTCGTATTCGAACGGCATCGTTCTTATCATTGTTTCTTCTGCTGCCATGTTATTTGAATGTTAATTTTCTGCTTATTTTTGCGTTTAATAATAAATACTCTGGTATTTGAAAATCATACCGATAAAAACAAACAAAATTATTTTGGCATAATACCTGTTCTCTGAAATAACCTTAGTTCAGCTTTTCCAAGACTTTTCAAAGTCCTTGGTGGCTTTTCTTCTTCTTCCTCAAAATCCCCGTCATCAACGTCTTCATCATCTGGGAGTTCATCTTGTAAAGGAACTTCAGTAGAAACTTCTTCAACGGGTTCTTCAAATACTTGTGGTGAAACTTTCTCCACCAACACTCTTTCAATATCGGGATTGTCAACATAATCCTCACCATATACAAATCCTTTTTCTTCCACAGGTTCTTCAACCACTGGTGGTTCTGCCATAGGAACAACAGATTCTAATTCTGGTGCTAGTAATTTTGCAACTTCTTCTACTTTAGGTGCTGGTGTTTGACCCAGAGCACTTTTTGTGGGTCTTCCTCTTCTATTTGTCATAATATTCTAATTTATCGTTATTATTATTTCACATAAATACTCATAAATGAAAAAGACCCACTAATCGTGAGTCTTTTCCTTACTTAAACCTTATTATCAGCCACCTACGTCATCAAATGATGCACCAGATGGTGTGATGGTGAATGTAATACCGATGAATTCAACAGCACGTGTTGGTTTCAAGAATATTTCACCATATAGCTCGTTTCTGTCACGAGTTTCGGGAGTGTTATTACTATTGTCCATTTTAACCCTGAAGTCGGTTAGACCTCTTTCTCTCTTGATGCTATCAAGAATTGGGTTTACTTTATTTAAGAATTGGTCAATAGTTGCTTGGTCGTTCTGTTCGAATACAAGTCTGATTGCAACATTAGCAATAAGAACCTTGATTTGAAGCAGTAATCTACGAACATTGATTCTATCAAGTGCACTTTCTTTAACCTGAAGAGTCTTCTGACCAAAAATTGCAGTACCTGCATCAGCGAAATCAGCCATTGGGTTGATTCTACCTGCGTAGATAATATCACGTGCTTCCAGAGACAATTTATACATTGACTTCTTGGCGTTAGTTACACCACGATTCAGACCAGCAGGTGCGAACCAAGGGAATCTCACGTTATCGGTAAATGCCATCGCTCTTACAACTTCACCTGTTGGTGGAATATAAACGTTGACGTTATTCTGAGTATCACGCATCTGAATCCAAGGGAAGTAAGTACAAGTGTAGCTACTGTCGATTTCTGTGTCTTCAAGTAATCTAACGATTTCCTCTGAAACAGTAACATCTTCTTTACCGCTTCCACCAACTGTTGGTGTAATAACACCAGCTAGTTCAGGAGAATCAATTACATATAAACTATCGGTTCTTTGCTGTTCAATCATATCGATTGTGTTCTGAACCAATGTTGTTTGGTCTGTCCAGTTAATACCGGGAGTTGAGAAAAGGTTAATTGTGACATTCTCAGGATTACTGAAAGTATCGATTGCCATTTCCCATGCTTGGAAGTCATTTGTTGGAACAACCAATGGTTGACCCGGATGACCACTCTGTCTTCCACCTTGTACATAACCATCACCGTATGAACGCTCTCTCCTATTTACATCCCAACCATTAAAACCACCAGCAGGAACCAGTGTGAATTTCCTTGTTTTGATGTCATAATATGGATTTGTTGGGTCATCAGTGTCATTATATGTCTGGAATTTACCAGCACCACCATCAAATTCGCCTTCTGGATAGAAAACGATACCAGTAACTCCAGAGTCCATATGGAATCCATGTGATTTTGTGAAATCATCAGGGTCTTGTCCACTATAGAAGTTAATGAAATTAAATAAGTTTTGGTTTATGCCGTCATTAGTATATGCGGTTTCTGAAATACCAAGATATGTTTTAATTATTTTATCGGTATCAGTATAACCAGTCTTATAGAAAATTTTTGGTGCAACACCTGAAGTACTACCGTCACCAGTTGCTGACATTGCGTAATTACTTTGTACGTACCCTTCAAAACCTGCTGGGAATACATCAAGAGGAATATCATCACCCATTTCAACCATAACATATTTACTCAATAGACTGTATTCACCATCACTTGTACCGATACGCTGACCAATATAATTTGACTGACCCTTAATCATTGTACATTTTTGGTAGGTTTCCAGTACACTTGGATTTGCGTCAGTATCGTAGAAAGCACGAACAGCAACATCGAATTCTCCTGAGTATGGGTCGATGTTTGCAATTGTTACTTTAATTTCTTGGTTTGCAGCATTACCATCTGAAATACTGATAAATTTGAACAATCTGTCAACACTATTACCCTTTAGTTGAGATACAACCCAAGGTGTTTCTGGTGTCTGGAAAGTTGTTTCATAATCACTATATACACTAGTACTACCAGTAATCAGTTCAGTGTTAACACCGTAAGCAGAACCGTCATCATCGAGCTTCTTAATGAGGTCGGGATAAATCGCTTCAACCCAAATCATTGTTGTTTTGTCTTTCGGTCCATATCCAATAACATTAGGTAAGAAACTGGTGTCATTAGGATTTAATGAAACCTGATATGTTCCGGTATTTGCTGTGCTTGAAGCAACCATTGTAAATGTTGCAAAAAGGTCACCAGTATCACTGAGTGTATTATTAATTGTAATATCAAGATTTGTTGTAGTAAATTCAGTAACCGGAACACTATCAACAGCAGTGTTTGAGTCACCTCTACTTCTAACTACTGCCAGAACCATATTCTCGTACTCAGTTAATGATGTACCAGTATATAGTGTCACTTCATCATAAGCAATTCCGACACCAGCAACATATGTAGTTGCAGTAAATTCGTGAACATAATTTGTGAATACACCAGTTATAACGTTTTTAGTATAACCAGTATCAGATACACCAGTTGCTCCCAGAAATCCTAATGAAACACCCAGATATGAACTACCGCTAAATGGTGTGTTTCCAGTTGTTACCGTAGTTGCGGTTACTGAATCTAGGTCAACACCAGCATTTAATGTTATGTTCCAAGCATTACCTGCCTGATATCCACTAAGTCCCAATACTCTAGTTACCCAAAGTTGCTGTGCTTCTTCAAGGAAGGCATTAGCAACATAAGGTAATTGATATTGAAGTTGTCCGTCTGGAAATCTTTTAGTGCTTTGTGCCCCAAATCTTTCGAAGAACTGAGTTTGGTCTTGAATGAAGACTGGTTCGAAAGCTGGACCCTTTAATGTTTCACCAGCAAGACCTAGTGTTGTTATACCAACATTACGTGTTACGTAAGTCAAGTCTCTTTCTTTAAATTTTACACCCGGAGAGGTAAATACAAAATCTTGTGCCATATTATCTATTATTTAAGTTTTTATTATTTATTCGTTTATAGCCGATGACTATTCTTTTCAAATAAATACTAAAAAATAATCGAAAAGGTGTTTTGAGGCAATTAATATCACGTTGTTATTCTTATCCATAAATCTGAATTCCGGTGGATTTTTCCTAAAATGTCCCAAATTTTCATAAATTAGGAAATAATTGGAATTTTTTGGTCTGGATTTCCGAAAAAAATTTTTTGAAAAAAATGAAAAAAGTTTGGTTTTTCTCGTATTAGTATTTATAGGAAACATTTTTATTATGAATAAATCCCAACGAATCTATTTTAGTACGGGTTACACTGGAAACCAGAATCTGGATAAATACGTGAAAGTAAAACTCGAACAAGATGTTGAAACACTTGAGTTCATGTCAATGAGTCTTGGTACTGCGGATGTGTATCAGAATTTTAATGCGGATTACGGTGTTTTAGTTGGTAGAGTAATTGCTAACGGTGGAATTGGAATCCCAAATGCTAGAATAAGTATATTTATCCCCCTTACTGACGAAGATGCACTAAATCCTGAACTCTACAGCGTTTATCCATATAAAACACCAAGAGATGAAAATAACGAGGGAAAACGATATAATTTACTTCCACGAGTTTCAAAGAAAGACCCCATTACCGAAATAATAAAACCGAAACAACCATTTGGCAGCTTTCCAATTAAAGAAGAGGTTGTGGCAAACCCACCATTTTTAGAAGCATATAATAAATATTATAAATATACTGCGCTTACAAATAAAGCGGGTGATTACATGATATTTGGCGTACCAGTTGGCACAAAAACCGTTCACCTGAGTTGTGATATCACAGATATTGGTGAATACAGCATGAACCCGGCATCTATGGTAACAAATCTTGGTTATTCACCAAATCTATTTACCGATAATAACACCAGAATAAAACCAAGTAGAGATTTAGGTGATTTACCGAACATCGAAACACAAGAAATAACTGTTGATATTAGACCATTCTGGGGTGATGCGGAGATTTTTGAAATCGGAATCACTCGTCAGGACTTCAGAATTCGTTCAGTATTGACCAATACTTTCGTTATTTTCGGTAGTGTCTTTACTGATGGTGATAATACAATGTGGAGTAGTGATTGGGAAGGTGGCAAACATATTCGTGAATACTTCAGAGCTAGAGACCCATCGGAAAATTTATTTGGGGTCTGGAATAAACGAGTTGGAGAAGTTACGGAAAAGATTTATTATTATCCAACAAATGTTAGCGATGAAAAAATTGACACTGGTGATGTTGAAGAAGATGGTAGTGATATGGTGCTTCTGGATAAAAGCGAGTATTCCGTATATAAACGTGATGGTGATTTTGTTGTTATAATAAATTGTAACAGAGATAAAATCATCACCAATGAATTAGGAAACCCGGTTTCTGTGGATAATGATAGTGTTCAGGGAATATTTACAAAATTCAAGGGGTTCTTGACATTAGAAGTTAGTGATGAAGTAGTTCCAATGAATTTTAGTTATGAGTTAGGTAATAATCTTACTGTCGTACCACTTAGATATAAATTAAAATTCCCACAATACGCTAATAGAAATCATGGACTTGAACCACCCAATGAATCAACTGGAGACGACACCAGCGATACTAATGCATGGAGACTTCAACATAAAACTTTTGAGGGTGGAAAATTTTATAGTGTTGCTAAGTTTCATGGACTTACCTATAATGACCATGAAAATGATGCTGACCAAACTGAAGAAGATGGATTTATGGAATTTTCTGATAATAATATTGCTACCAGAGACCCAAATTGGAATGTTAATATATTAATAACTGAAACCAGTGGAGAAAAACCTAATAGTGATTATCAGTTTCCAAGCAATGCAACGCTAGTTGGTCATGGTGACCTTGATGTGTTTGGGGCAGCGTGGTTAAATCTATGTGTTCATCTTCCACAGGTGGGATATAGTACAGATGGTTGGGAAGATGTGAGGTGGGTGAGAACGAATGATAATTTTTCTCATCAAAAAAGTAGAGAAGGTACTTTTGGTACAATATTTAGATATTTAAACAATTATTTCGTTGGGGGTAATCAACAAACAATAGCTGCATTACAATTTAACACCAAATGGTTTGCTCGTTCTGATGCACATTGGACTGATATTATTGAGGTTCCTGTTACCGATATACTTACAATGAATGATAATGTTCCCTCAAAAGGATTTACTGATGATATTATTACTTTAAGTGGTGCTGAATATCGTAATGGTGATTATATTCCCCCTGATTGGACTGTAACTGATGCAGCACCAATGAATGGGCAGAAAGATGGTGGTGACCCTACTGCTGGTCCTGATGACACCAAATATTTTTATAAGGGTTGGGGTCCATCCAATTGCATTGCTTTTTTAGCAGACCTCGGAATAATATAAAAAAACCCGCTCAGTTGAGCGGGTTTTAATTTATTGTAAAATAAAAACATCAAAATCGAAATCCACATCTTCTAATTTCACTCCGCTTCCAGTATATAGAAGAATTTTAAATGTTCTTTCCACACCACTAACTTGTTTTGAATCGGTAAAAGTAATAAATGCATCATCAAGTATAATTTCCTCGAATTGATATTTTCTTCTAATATTTTCATCAAGAGAATCTGTAACAGTCGCCACATTACCTTCAATTCTAATGTAAAGGCGGGGATAGGTTTCTTCAACTGGTTGATAATTGACATCATTACCATTGGTTGATACCCATGAGAGGTTCGACCATTCAGAATATTGTTCTTCGAGTGTCAGGTCGGGAACAACCGGGTCGTCTTCGCAACAACTGGTGCTCATCAGAACAACAGCAAACATAATCGTCAATAAATAAGTTACTTTTTTCATCATCATAATTTTTAGTTAAACATACTCATTATACGAATTTCAGCAGAAATTGTTACAATTTCAGAAAAAAATTTGCAGGTATTTATTATATATGGATAAAAAGATTGAAATATTACTCGGTAACCAGAAAAACATCAATTCTATTAATACTGACTCATATGATAAGATTGAATTATCAAGTAATAAGTCGGAAATCATGGAATTCGCTATTAATGATATTGTGGATTCCACATTGGTGTTTGATAACGAAAGACAAGATAATCCCATCTATAGAATATATGGTAGGATTGAATGGATGTCGTTATTAAATGGAATTAAACAAGGACATAATGATTTAGAAGATTTTTTCAATCCAATATATACCGGAAATTCAAAGAACATTCTCAATTCGTTCCAGTTTTATCTCGTAGCCCCACACCCAACTGATTCTTATGGTTCTATTGTTGGCACTGCTGGAACCCAACGTATAAGAAGTTTTATTGTAATTGCGGGTATGGACGATATTGAAATATATAATGCTGGGTTTAGTAATAATGTTTATGGTGAACAAGTATATTCATTTAGTTTCAAATCAGATATTGATGTCAGTAATCTCTTCGACTATTTTGGTTTCCCGGTAACTGAATTGTTTTTATATGCTCAATATATAAAGTCATCTAATATTGTCGAACAGATGTCACGAACTACATGGACAAGCTATGGTGTTAAAAGTAAAAATAACACATTCACAACAAAAGACCTGAATGTTGGTGACGATGTTGAAGACTATAATGGTAGTAATATTCACGATATAATCGAATACCAAAGAGAAGATTTTTATCAACAACAATTAGAAGAACAATTTTTTTACATCAGAACCAGATATAATGATGGTGGAAATAAATGGTTGGAGTGGAAATATAACCCATTTATTCCTTTTAGGTTAAGATATCTTAGTGATGATTTGGATAGTACTAAAGCAAGTCAGGTTATTGAGAATACAACAACTCTTGATGTCATACCAATATATAGCCCCTCTAATGAATTTAATGGGACCAAATCACAAAAGCAAACATTAACAACAACCGCTAATGTAATCGAGAATTGGGATGCTAATACCACAACATATTTTAGTTGGGATGAAGAAGATGGTTATTTACAATTTCAAAACAATACTTTCTATAACATTAGTTTCAAAACAAAAATATATTTACCCGAAGGTACTGACCAATATATTGCTCAAACAGATATGCAAGAATATGTTGGAGGTATGTGGGTTACTATTGTAGGAACCACAAGAAAATACTTCTCAAATGATGACCCGGAACAATCTGTGAATTTCAGTAAAGCATATCTCAGTGGTAATCGAATTAGAGTCAGAGTCCAATTAATTCCGAACCCCGGAGAAAGAAAAGTAGAAACAATACCAGATTATGCAACAATTCTCACAACTGAAGGAAGGCTTGTGTGGCGTGATATAAATCCACAAGGATATGTGGAACCCCTAACTGGCGTTGGTGTTGATTATCCGTTTTTTAATGAAAGAAGATATTTATTTTCACCCGTCATATTGAATGTTATTCCTAATTTAACGGAAGATGTTAATTTTAAACACGACCCCACAAATCTGGTGTTTGAAGAAATTTGGTTTAGTCCTGATGCCACTACATTGGATATTACACCAACAAAAGATGATTTAAATAACGTAGATAAACCATGTCAATAAAAGAGACGATAAAATTTAATGGTGCTGATACTTTCATAAAGTTACCTCTAAAAATTAGTGATGAGTT